GTTCTGAATAATAAGAACCTGATAATTGAGATTGTGCAAAATCTAAAAGGTTCATTCGTAGTTCAAAAGGTGTCTTTGTCATTTTAGTCTCCTATGTGTTGTGTTTGTGTTTGTGTAGTATTTTTATAAATAGTGTTAGTCGCGGATGGCAGTCCCACTAACTCTATGCTCAAGAGGAGAACACAGCAATGAATAATTTAAATTATACTGGCTATATTTATATTTGGCAAGATAAAGTTGCCAAATTGAATTATATTGGCGGACATTATGGTAAAGTTAGTGACTCATACATATGCTCTAATAAACCAATGAAAAGAGCTTATAAATTAAGACCACATACCTTTAAGTTTAGAGTTTTAGAATATACTTATGGTGATACTAAAGATTTAAGAGCAAAAGAACAAAAATGGCTTAATATGATAAAAGATAATGAATTACTTTTATCAGAAAATGTAATTAATAAGACAGTAAGATATTATAACGTTAAAAAGAATTCTACGGGTGGTAATGGATTTGGAACTAATAAAGGTAAATCTACAATAGGCGGTTGGAATAGAGGTCTTAAAGGTATTCAAATTTACTCAGAAGAAACTAAACTAAAAATGTCTATGAAAAAGAAAGAGTATTGGGCAAGAAAAAAAAGTGAGCCCGTTATTTAATAGGGTGGAGCTCATACCCCAGACTCAATTCTTAAGCAGCAACTTTCATTGCGGAATAAGGAACGTTGTCGTTGGATGCTTTTAACATGCCATTTAGTTTTTTTACCTCAGTCTCAATCTTATCTTTACTGCACCTGTCGATCCTAATTCACCCCCATCAAAGATACACTACGCAGAAGTCTCTAATCTCGCAGCCAAGCAAGCATAACATATGACCTCAGTGCACTGATATGTCCAGTATCCAGTGTATCCATGGTGGAGGTGGAGGGAATTGCACCCTCGTCCAGTACGCCTATTCCATTAGATGTCAACGACATCGGTACGCTATTTATAGTACATTTTAAACAAGAGGTCAACAATAATATTTAATTTTTATAGATTATATTTTAGTCTATACTGCTCTCTAACTTCAAGCAATTTAGGTACATAATAATCTCTACGATCTTCAAAGACTTGTGGAAGTTCATTATCTACAGAGATCAAAATTACAATCCTGCTGACAGGTATATTATAACGCTCTTCGTACATAATAGCGTACGCAGCAGCCTGACAAAAGTAATTTAGGATGTGATCTCTATTCTTTAGCTTCTTTGCTGTCTTGAAATCAATGATAGACAGCTTGCCCTTCCACTCAGCTACACAATCAACGGTACCCGCCATCTTTAAGTAATCTGAGTACAATCTTTCTTCTTGTAAGTGAATATTGTCTAGATTACGATCTAGTTCTTGTTTAAGTTCTGCAAAGTTGCTAGCGTCATTAAGATCATATTTGCTGGTATCAATAACATCATTGTTGAGATAGTCTTCACAGAGTTGATGTATGCGTGTACCTCGAGCTGATGCTTGGCTGCTAACTCTATTTGCTTCTTCATTACCGACTCTAGATCTCCAGGCGTGTATTGCATTTGCATTCATTAATCCTGTTACAGTTGTTACGGAAGGATAAAGAACTCCGGTAGGTGTTTTGTAGTACCTACCGGAGTCAGTGTTTACTTGTTCAAGTACCTCTGTAGAATTACGGATCCCTTGGGGGAGGTGCGTGAACGACTTGCGAGTCGTTAAAATATTTTGTAGCATTTACTGGTACTCTTGCGTTATTTTCAATTTGTGTCTTTTTAATAATAAAATCTTTTACGAGTCCAGATCTTACAATGTCATCTTCATTAAACTCAATACAACTAAAGTATCTTGTCATCTTGTGAAGGATTTTCATAAAATTAAATATGCCTGATTTCTCATCATCATATTTTAGATCAGTTTGTCTATAATCACCACAGAAGATTACTTTACAATTATTTCCTGCTCTGGTAATGATGGTGCAAAGTTCTTGGTATGTCATGTTCTGACATTCATCAACAATGATAATTGTATTATCTAATGTCATACCTCTCAAGAATGAAGAGGTCTGGAAATCTATTATATTCTTTGCCTTTAATAGATCGTATGCATCACCTCTACCAAATAATTCTGCACAAATTGATTTGTAAGGTGCTTCGTAAATCTTTGATTTTTCAAGAATAGATCCTGGAAGGAATCCCATGTCCCTAGAAGGAACTACAGATCTAATAATAGTGACGTTGTGGTATGTCTTATAGTTTTCTATTTCATCTAAAGCCAAATAAAGTGAAATAAATGATTTGCCTGTTCCTGGTAATCCATGTATTAGAAGGTTTTTGCCCTGTGTGGAAAATTCTCTAAAAACTAGCTCCTGGTTTTTTGTTTTTGGTTTAATATCTTTTAGCATAAGGTTGTTTTTATTTTGTCGAGCCTCGTTGCGTCTTTCTTGCTTTTGAAGTCTTTTTTCAGCGCGTGAGATTCTTTCCATAGGTTACCCCTTATTGTTTTTACCATGTGTTGATAGTGTTGTGCTTTCTCCCGCTAGCTTTCTTAATACGCTTTAATACATCACGAAAACCCGAATCAGGCTTGTTAAGGCCTAATCGGGTTGGGTCAACCATAGCGGGAAATGAGTTCCAGATATTTTGTTCTAGATGTGGGTTTTTGGCTTTGTAGTCGTCCAGCTCAGAGATTGGCATAGAAATGTCAAACTCTTCCTTGGTTTCTTTATTATAAAAAGTATAATTAGCCATTATAATGAATACCCTTTGACGACCAGTACTTCTGGACGTCTTCCTTATTTAGGGGATCGAGACCTTTAGAACGCATCTCTTCTTCAACCAAATCCTGCAAATGTGCTTTTTCATTTAGATTTCTTGGGTTGTAGTACTCATCAATAACTTTACCCTGAAGGGTGCTGTCAAGCATCTGTTTTTCTGACATTGATTAATTCCTTTAATTTGCCATTGATTCTAAACATGGCCTCTGGCTCATGTTCAAATAAAATACGAGTAGTTTCATAGACACCCTGACGCTTACCTCTTTGATAATAGTAAAAAGATATAATCATCATTAGTATTGTATACAGTACAGATGAATATACTGTATCTAAATCAATCATCATCATATGAAAGCAACCTATCTAAATTTTTAGATCTCAAAGCATTATCATAATTCCGATATTGCTTTTGATGTCTATCCCTCTTAATCTCTGTCAATGACATATGATCATCTTCTGCAAAGCTAGAGTGTTTTCTTTTGTTCTTGGCATCAAACTTAATATTGTTTTTAGAAACCTTGATAGTCATTTTAGGCAAAAAGCTCCGGAAATGCTTGTTGTACAAGATCCTTATTGATATTAGGATAAGGACTGGTTTTTTCTTTCATTGCAACGAGAAGTAATGCATCGTTAGGACTGACAGACTCTAATAGCTGAATGAATAGTTGTTCACGACGAAGAGGTTTCATGTCTTTAGGACCAACACCTTCGACGAAGAGATAGAACTTTGATACTTGCTGAACAAGAGCAGCAGGCTCATCAAACTTACTAACTCTGTAAGGAGGTACACCTGGTGGCAGTGCAAACTTAATTCTTTCGTCAAACATATGACCTAGAATGCTCTTGAGAGTAGGATTACCATTAGCCTTTAATGCAGCAACGCGATCTTCCACTTTAGGTAGTTCACCAATTTGTTCTAACAAATCAGCAACAGAGGACATTTTATAAGTAAAGCTCATTTTTAAAACTCACCAACATTTTCCATAAGAAGTTTCAATTTATGAGAAATAAAGTAATTGAATAGCTTGCTGCGATCCTTACCTGATTCCTCGTTATATTTATTAATTACCAATTGTTTGATGCTTTCAGGAATCATTGATAGATCAACAAGCATCTTGTTGCGTGAGTAGTTGCGATCAGCAACACTATCAAGGATTACAGCACCATCATTATATATCTTGTCAATCTTCTTCTGTGTGAGAGGCTTTTGACGACCTCCATTAACAAACACATCATCATTAGACAAGACATTGGGTACACCGTCTCCTGCATCACCCTTTAGAATATGTTCAAAAAGGTAACGAGAAGGGTTATCGTGGTTGATCCACTTCTTTCGAACAGGATCATACTGCTTGACGTTTTCATTGTGAAGTTGAATAAAATCCTTATCACCAGATAGAATTAATACTTCTTCAGTGATGTCTGGATTATTACAAAGAGTAGCAATAATGTCATCTGCTTCTGCAGAATCAACCTGGATTACTCTATATGGGAAGTTTTCCCTTACTTCATTCTTAATCTTATTGAACGTCTCAAATACCATCGTCCAATTAATTTCAGAAGCTTCACGATTCTTTTTACGATTGGCTTTGTAATAAGGATATGCCTGCTTACGCCAATAGTTCTTATCATCGCACGCAATGATTATTTCACCATATTCACTACCAAACTTTTGTTTGTATGAACGTAGGGAATTAATCACCATGTGCCTAAACAATCCCTCTTCGATAGGGATGTTAGTATGATTACCAATCTGCATCATTAGATTGGATATCATAACCTGGTTAAAATCCACCAATATCATTTTAAATGTTCCACTTTAATTTAAACTATAATATATTATATATCTGTTAAGTTATAATAGTCAAGTGTTTTCTTCTATTAATTCTTCCATTGCAGCGCGAGCATCACCATCAATGGTAACACATGATTGTGCAATTTCTTGGAATGCATGTGGAACTTTTTTAATAGAATATAAAAGAGATTTAATTGACTCTTCCATGAACACTATGTTTTTGATAGAGTCTTCATCAGGCTTGACGAATATACCATATGAAGAGAACACAGAGAATACAGCTTCGATAGCATCTTCACATACCTCATCACAATAATCCTTACGAACTTCGTCAATGTGATCAATGGATTCTTCTACGCTAGCTGGAAATATTTGTGTAGGGTTTTTGCTGGGAAATAGAATTACGTTATCAGTCATTTACCTCACCACCTTTAAAAGGATCGATGTTTTATTTATGCGATCCGTAAAAGCGGTAGGTTCTGATTTAATTTCATCCATTAGCTTGCGAAGAGTAATCTTACCACCAGAAAGAACCTTCTTTAAGGTTTCTTCTGTGTTACGACCAATTCGTTTGGTTAGTGAGCTGTCAACATCAAAACCAGATATAGCAGTGCGGCTGATACTAAGCCCTGCAGGACCCCTAGCACGAAAGACCGTGAGCTTATTATACTTAGAATCAAAAGTCCAAAGTTCTTGAGCGCCAATAATCGTTGCGGGGTCAACCGATTGTAATTTATATTCATTGCTTTCTTTCTGATATGTAAAAAACTTTAACAGCTTTTCTGTAGAAGGAGCTTTCTTTTTACGAGGTGCACGAGCTTTCTTGGTGTTATCACCATATCGCTCACAATCATTCAAAAGATTTAAATAGAATGCAATCTTCTCTTTGAGCTGCTTTGCTGTTAGATGCTTATAGCCTTCTGCAATTGCTGGATCTGTTTGAGCCATAGTAAGCTCACCCCAGATTGGTCCATAGTAGTCGCCAATCTTGTTTGCATACATTGCAGGAATCTCATTCTTCTTCAACCAATCATATAATGAGAATGGGGTGTTAGAATCGATTAGCACCTCAATATCACCAATAATGTCACTAAGCCTATCCTTGACACGTTCTTGGATGGAAGGCTTGTCTACGACCTTCTTAGGCTTTTCTTCGACATAATAACCAACAGCAACCTTGATATCATTATTAACACGAACCCATTCATTAGGCTCTAGATCACGATTCTGATTGGTGGCAATCCGACAAAGCCATGCAGCAGTAAGAGGAATCTTACTTTCTGGAATCCTATCAACGATCTTCTGCATCAACTTGTCAGTTTTAAAATAGTCCTTAATGTACTGACGAGCCTCTTCGTTTTCTGTCATATAGTTATACCAAGTGAGCGCTCGAAGCAGCTCAACCTTGGTTGTAACATTCTTTGGCTCTTCACCCAGATATTTCCAATTTACCAAATATGTATCAGACTTGGTTGCACGCTTAACTTTTTTTGTGCGACCAATCTTCAAAGCAGACTTAGCCATGTACAAGGTTCCTTAGGTTTTGTTCTTGTGTTAACATCTCAGACACTATAGCGTAATCTTGTTCAGATTTCAACAGCTCTGCCTTGAGCCTATCAATCTCTTTAACAAGACGTTCGTTAGCAAACTTCTGGCCAAGGTACAGCTCATACCATTTATCAGCGTCATCTAAAGCTTCTCTGAGATCAACGTTCATCTTTTTATCCTATATGTTTAATTTAGTTGATTTGGTTTTTTGGTAAAGAAAGGGAAGGGAATTGTTGATTGTAAAATTGTGAAAAAGGGGTGTTTTGAATATATTCTTTTTTGGATAAAATTTGAATTTGGTTAAAGGATGAATCCAAAATTTGTTCTAATTGGGTTTTTTGTGATTGTGTGAGGGTGTTTGATTCTAAGAGAGAGTCCAAAATATCGATGAGAAAATTTGTAGTTGATTGGGTTGAAGGAATAAGTTGGGTAAAGTTTTTTGGTTGTTTAGCCATTTTTATCTCTCCATTGCTCATATTATTAATATATCATATTTTTATTAAAAAAGCAACAGTTATTTTTCCCTGTGTTTTCAAGGGATGATTTTTTAATAAAATCGTTGCTTTTTTATTCAATCTCCCCTATATTAATAATATGAGCAATGGAGATACAAACATGGATACGACTTCTTTAGACAAGAGCTACTACGGTATGACACGTGCAGAAATTCGCGATCAATATATTAACGGCATCTCTGCCAAAATAGTTGGTGTGGAAATGGTCGTTATGGGCATTCTTTCAGATTGTCAAGAAATGATGGCTAGGAAAAATCCTTCAATTTCTTCCCCAAATGTAGATGAATTTATCCGCAAGCAATTGAACATTGCTAAGTTCATCATTGCAGAACAACT